GGTACAGGTTGGGGTGATTACACTGTAATGCAAAAGCCTTCATGGGTATAAACAGACATGACTAAAGCAAAAAGGTAGGGGAGTTGATAGATTGAGTAAACAAGGCAAACAAAAAGGTAGACTTGGACAGCAAGAGATAAGAGATGCCTTGCTTGAAAAATTCACAGAGCTTGAGCCTGATGATGTTAAGTCTACAATCATGGGAGATACTGGTGCTGATGTACAACTGTCACCTAAAGCACAAAAGATTATCCCTATATCTATAGAAGTTAAACGAAGAAAGTCAGGACTAAAAACAGTTTATGGTTGGATGGATCAAGCAACCAATCATAGCAAAGGCCCACCTGTTGTTTTCTACAGGTCAGACAGACAGCCTTGGTTAGTGGTTGTAAACTTGGAGCATTACTTAAATCTATTAAGGGAGTATAAAAAAGATGTGCGTTCAAACGGAACTACAAGTAAAAACAAAGGAGAAAATATGGGGGGTGATAGAGGGGCCGATAAGAGTTGAAGACCCGGAAGAGGTAGAAGAAGAAGTATACATGAACCTTTGTAAGGTAGAGATCAAAGGTAAGATAGAACATGTAGAATATTATTTTCAAAATATGGATGAGGCATATGACATGGTAAAACATTTTACATCAAGCATTGATCCTATTGAGGTGGAACATAGTGATTGACATTATGTTCTTTATGAGTATAACTGAGGGCTTTAACTTTGGAGTATGAACTAAACTTAAAAATAAAGGTGGATGAAAATGCCAACTTCTTAGAGGTTGATATGGACAATCATTCTGAGATACTAGAAGAATTAACTTTGAATGCTATGTTTGACATAGATGATATAACAGTCGTACAATGTGAGGTAATTAAATATGACTAATGTAACAATAGACGATAAAGAATATGACACTGACAACTTTAATGAAGAGCAAAACGATTTGCTTAATCAGCTAAAGAATAACAATGGAGTTTCTGCAAATGTGCAGTACCAACTACATAGCTTAAACGTCCTTCGGGATTTGCTTACAAACAAACTAAAGACTTCTCTGGCAATAGAAGTAGTAGAGGATAAAAATGAAGTTTGAAGACTATCAAACACAAGCAGTTAAGACTGCTGTATATTCTGAGGCTGATGTTGTAATGTATCCCATCTTTGGATTATGTTCAGAGGTGGGAGAAGTTGCAGGTAAGTATAAAAAAATACTGCGTGACCACAACGGTATGATGTCCCCTGAACAGAGAGAATCTCTCGGTGATGAAGTGGGGGATTGCCTGTGGTATATAGCTAATATCTGTACTGACTTAGGTCTTGGTATGGAAAACATTGCACAACGTAACTTAGATAAACTCAACAGCCGTATGGCACGTGGAGTAATACAAGGAAGTGGAGACAACAGATGAGTAGTAACTACCTACCTACAGACTATCAAACCTTTATTGCCACTAGCAGATATGCACGATGGTTAGAAGAGGAAGGAAGACGGGAGACATGGGGAGAAACTGTTGAACGTTATATGACTAATATAGTTAAGCCACTACTTAAAACAAAAAAAGATGTGGATGAAATACGTGACAGCATTCTATCACTAGAAGTAATGCCAAGTATGAGATCACTAATGACGGCAGGTAAGGCAGCACAACGTGATAACACATGTATGTACAACTGTTCTTACTTACCTGTGAATGATCCGAAATCATTCGATGAGGCTATGTTTATCTTGCTCTGTGGTACTGGTGTTGGCTTCAGTGTAGAACGCCAGTTCATCAGTAAGCTCCCAGATGTGCCAAAGCTCTTTGAGAGCGACACTTGTGTTGTCATCAAGGACAGTAAGGAAGGATGGGCTAAAGGTCTCAGGCAAGTTCTTGCTCTCCTATGGGCTGGTGAAATTCCTAAGTGGGACGTTAGTAAGGTACGCCCTGCTGGTGCAAGACTAAAGACATTTGGTGGTAGAGCCAGTGGCCCTGCACCTTTAGTTGATTTGTTTATGTTCGCAATCAGTACATTTAAATCTGCACAAGGACGTAACCTATCTACTATAGAGTGCCATGATCTTATGTGTAAGATTGGTGAGGTAGTGGTAGTAGGTGGTGTACGTAGGTCAGCTATGATCTCCTTGAGTAATCTATCTGATGATCGTATGCGTCATGCAAAGTCTGGTGCATGGTGGGAGAATGATAAGCAACGTGCTTTAGCTAATAACTCTGTTAGTTATACAGAGAAACCAGCCGCTGAGTTCTTTATGCGTGAGTGGCTATCCTTAATTGAGAGTAAGTCAGGTGAGAGAGGTATCTTTAATAGAGAAGCATCTAAGAAACAGGCAGCAAAGAATGGTAGGCGTGATCCTAACTATGACTTCGGAACAAATCCTTGCAGCGAGATAATTTTGCGACCAAATCAGTTCTGTAATTTATCCGAGGTAGTTATACGTGCAACAGATGCAGTAGAAGATATTGCACGTAAAATCCGCATCGCCACGATCTTGGGCACAATCCAAAGTACTTACACTAACTTCCCTTATCTACGTAAGATATGGCAAACTAATACTGCTGAAGAAAGATTGCTTGGTGTCTCACTCACTGGCATAATGGATAACCCTTTGATGACTACTGCTAACAAAGGTTTGTCTGAGACACTGGAGTACTTAAAAGATGTGGCTGTTACTACTAATGTTAAGTATGCAAAGTATCTTGATATTCCTGTGGCTACAGCTATTAGTTGTGTCAAGCCCTCCGGGACAGTCTCTCAGTTGGTGGATTCAAGTTCTGGCATACATGCTCGTTATAGTAACTATTATATTAGGACTGTACGGGGTGACAATAAAGATCCATTAACAAAGTTTATGATAGATCAAGGCGTACCTAGTGAGCCAGATGTTATGAAGCCTGATGCTACTACAGTATTTAGCTTCCCTATGAAAGCACCAGAAGGTGCAGTGGTTACTGCTGATATGACAGCCATTGAACAACTTGAGATGTGGTTAGCTTATCAACGTCACTGGTGTGAACACAAACCAAGTATCACTTGTAATGTTAAACAAGATGAATGGTTTGAAGTAGGAGCATTTGTATACAAACACTTTGATGAAATGTCTGGTGTATCCTTCCTACCCTTTAATGAGCATACATATAAACAAGCACCCTACCAAGATGTAGAAAAGAGTGGTGATAAGATACCTGTGTATGAGTATGCTCGTAATGAATGGACTGACCCAGATGTATTGATAGGTTATCAACATACATACGAAAGTTTACTAGAGATTATGCCTAAGAAAATTGACTGGACTAAACTGTCAGAGTATGAAGTAGAAGACAATACATCTGGTATGCAAACGTTAGCCTGTAGCGGTGATGTTTGTGAGATGGTTGACATTACATAATAGTATATCCCCCTATCAAGGGGGGTTTACACACTTAAACTCAACTGGTATTATTACCACAATAGAAATATTTGGAGCAATAAAATGGCTGTAAGAAAACCTTTTAACAAAGCAATGTATCAAATGTTTGATGGTATTGCTAAAGAAACTTTAGTAACCCACCTAGAAAGTAAGGGACATACTATCATTAATAGTAAAGAAGATTACTATGCAGATGTAGTGTCAGAGAAAAATGGTTATACATACTTCAACGAAGCAGAAGTAAAGTCTCAGTGGAAGGGTGATTGGCCTGATCACTGGAAAGAAATACGGATACCAGAAAGAAAGCAAAGGCTACTAGATAAATACGAAGGTGAGAATGGTGTATTAAATTTCTATGTCTTTCGTGGAGACATGAAGAAGGCATGGCGTATTAAAGATACTTGCCTAACAAAAGAAAGTCTTGCTGAAGTAAAAGGTAGCAGACGAATTAGAAAAGGTGAGTTGTTTTTTCACATACCTTATACTGATGCGGAGTTAATTGAGTTATGATTAAACCCGCAAGGATGCCAGACGAAACCCTTATTGCTCAGTACAATTCTGTGAGCAAACCTTTTCACTACAACACAGGTGATATAGAATGTATAGACTACATCAAGCAGGTGTTAGGCAATGAAGGTTTCATTGCTTACTGCCAAGGCAACATGATTAAGTATCAGCACCGACACAGGTACAAACAAAAACCTGTAGAAGATATGGAGAAGGCAAGTTGGTACATGAATAAGATGATGGAAACAATGAAAGAGGTACACAAATGAACCCCTATGACGAAGGGCAGAAATCATTTAGGGTAGGTAAGATAGGCAATCCTTACTCATTAAATAGTAATAACAACAGAAGCTGGGAGTATGGATTTAATACTGCATACTTCTCTAACTTAAAAAAAGTAAAAGATAATGAGCAAAGAACTAGAGAACGAAGCAAAGAACTACAAGAAAAAGAAACACACCTCTAAAGCAATGAAGCCCCTTACAACTAGACGGTATCTAGCAGGACAAGCTCTTGCTGGATTACTACCTAATAGTAAGGGGCGTCAAATGCCTGAGATAAAAAGATCAGCATATGAATGGGCAGACTATATGTTAGACGATGATAACTAGTCGTAGTATGTCATAGATCTTTCTATTGGTAATTTCTGACCGCTTTTAAAATCATACTTAGGTATGAAAGATATTACATGCTGGCGTCTGTTGATCTCTTCTTCAATGGAGCCAGCATTTTCTAAATATTCTTTAGAAGATTCAGCACCTTCAAACTCTGTTGGAAAGTACTTAATTAATTTATTTAAGTCTCCGTAAGCCCTTTCAAATACAGCCTTCTCTAAATCATACATGTTTCTTATGTATCCAATAGCTCGACCTTTAGTCTCAGGGTCTTTAAGCATTATGTCAAATGTTTCGACAACAGCTTTACCTTGTTTTTTTACTGACTCTTTAATAAATGTTTCTAAAGCAAATCGTTTCTTTTCAAAGTCAAGTTGATCATATGTCTGACCAGCAAAAGCACCGGGGAGTGGGCTTTTCTTAAACGCTTGAAACATTGTAGGCATTTTCTGTGAAAGCATATACCTTAGTTGATATTCTACACTGGGGTTAGGTGAATCCTTTGAACTAAATATTTTATAGTCTTGCATACCTAACAGTGTCATCTCTTGTTGGATAGCACTGCTAGGTGGTTCTTCAACAGCCCCAAAACTTTTAGTCATAGGGTTCCAAGCACCAATAGGTTCAGGATTAAATATTGAATACAGTTTAAAATCATAACCCTTTCTTTCACCTTTAGTGTACGACTGATTATAACTAAACATTGGAGTGTCCATTAAGAATCTTGCTGCTTGATTCTTTAAAAGATTACTGTAGATTATATCTTCGAACATGTTTCTTTCACCAACAGTTCTACCGGGCATCATATCTCTAGTGAAAGGATTACCAGCGGAGTCATAATCAAATTGACTGTAAAAATCTCTTGAAAAAGTTGGGGGATAAGTAAACGTAGAAATAATATTACCTAAATTTTTCTCTAGTTCAGGTGTTGCATTCCCTGCTTTTGCAGAATTAAATAAATTCTTAACTAAGTCGAACTCAAACTCAAATGCACCAGTTCTCAGATCAGGTACACCACCTAAGATTTCTCTAAAGTTATCAAAGGTAGCTGTAGTATTCCAAGGGAGTCCAGTTGAGTACCTGTACAATGCATCTCCCAATAGAAAGTTAATAGCAAATGGACCTGCCATACGACTAAGATCAGTCTCAGACTTTGTTGTCTGAACGTACCTATCGAAATCAATTTTACCTTCTTTACTTGCAGCTAGTCCAAATCCACCTAGTGTAAGCATAGCACCAGTTATTTGTCTGGAAGTTCTATCTATCAGTGTTTTGTTAGGGTCACCCCCAACTAACGTTATCTTACGAACTTTGCTGAAGCCACCCATCATATCATCTAATGCTTGTATACCACCTGTTGCAATACCAATAGGACTGTAGTCATTAACATACTCTAGGTGATTAGCTATGTATCTTGGAAAGGGTACGTCAGCACCAACAGAAATAAGAAAGGGTACTTTATGGTGTAAGTTCTGCACTGCTCTTGCGCCATGACCAAACAATGAAGTATCTTTTTTAAATGGTTTTTGAAAAGTAAACCTTTGGGCAGAATCAATAGCGTAATCCATAACACCGGGGGGTAGGTCATCTAACTTCATGTTGGAGCCATCAGATTTTTTCTTCGATAAAAATTCACCTAAGTTAGTACCTATGTCCGAATTATTTAAGTCACGTAACCTGCGATCAAGTCCAGAATAAAGTGCAGCCTCTTTAAATACTCCATCAGTAGCTATGTTTAAAGTATTTAAAAATCTTCCTATCTTAGGTAATAAAGAATTACTGCCACTAACATCCATACCCTTTACAGTTTCATAAAACAAATCTCTGAACTGTAATGGAGCTTCATCCATCAACATATCTTTTACTACTATTGCCTCTGCTTTATTCCAAGACAGACCTTTTAGTGTAGATAATGTACCACCTACCCAACGTCTATTATATGTACCATCTTCTAGTGTTTCTCCTACAGCTAACCTAATAGTATTCTTCCAAAATCTATCTGACATATCTATAAAAGTATTGCCTACACCTGTACCTACGTTAGCTGCAGTTGTACCCAGTTGAGAAGTCATATGAGCAATACGAAGATTATCTGCTTGACTTGCACCTTCTGCAAATTTACTTCTACGTTGCTTTGCAGTTACTCCCGGTACTTCACCACCAATACTAGAAAATATATCTGCTGTTTCTGTCTCAGATATAGAAGACAAACCTTCTTGAGTTAATAGTTTTATATTTGTAAGACTCTTTGAGATTAAAGAACCTTGCCCCAAAACCTTACCAGCCCTTGATAGATCTGATAAATATATGTAAGAGAACATTTCATTACTTAAATTGTATCTCTTTTTTATAGCTACAATATCAGGTGTTACTACGTCACCCCTTTCTATTGCCTCTGCTATACCTGAACTAATTCTTTGTCCGGGTTTTAATTTTAAAAGTTTTTTAATCTCTAATGATGCGGCAGTAATACCTTTAATAGATTCAAGACTTAAAGTAGTTGCAAGTTCTCTATTAGGTTTACCTGTAAGTATTAAGCTTCTTATTCCATCACCAATTTCTACAAGATCAGGATCTAATGGATTTAACTTCACACCTTTTTCTCTGGCCTGTAGTATACTAACTACTTCTACAACATCATCTGTTGATTCTTTTAAGGCTACTGGTGTAGCATTTTTAATTGTTTCATTAGCAGATTTTAATCCTTTTCTTCTTAGTTTCTCACCATTTCTAACTTGTTCAAAGATCATTTCTGATGCCCTGTTAAATGATTTAACATCAAATATTTTAAGTACTGATCCAAGAGAAGAACCAATACTTCCATCTATAATTGCATCTCTAGTTACATCTTCTTTTGTGTATTCATAACCTTCAATAACTTCATCTCTAGTTTGATTTCTAGCATAAGAAGATGCTGCCCCTACAGCGGCTTCAAATGCAAATGTTCCTGCAGCAGTTTTTGCAATTTCACGCCCAAATTTTTTCTTGACACCTTCTTTAACAATTGTATGTGCAACATTAGACTTTAATTGCTTTGCCATGATTGCTCTTATACTTAGTTGAGTAGCTTTTCCTGAAGCAATCGCAGCAATTTTACCACCTACACCAAAACCAACAGTTACTGCTGTACCTACGGTAGACGGTGAAGTTACAAATCCCCTAAGATAATCACCAGCAGTTTCCATATTACCAGTACCACCACCTTGACTGCTGTCATAGGCAAGCATTAACCTACCGAAAGCTGCCTTACCTTCTGCAAATTTTATATCCCTTGCCTGAGCTTCCGCTATACTACTTCTTTTACGTTTAGTATTTTTTTCAGGGTTGAATATCATTGCAGCACGATTTCCCCCAGTTAACTTATCTTCTTTCTGTGCAGCAGCATAAAGAATTTTATACCGTTCTATTTCTGCATCTAAGTTACGATTTATGTTAGGGTCAGTACGATAGTTTCTTGAAACATAAAGTAAATCTTTTGCTGCTGTTGCTTCGTTAATAGTTTGATACCTCATATGCTCAACAAAGTCATTTGCTAATTGCCCAGTGCCAATGTTACTCATTTCTTCTGGAGTATAGTTATATCTACCACCAGTAAAAAAAGATTTTAAATCTTCTTCAAAAGTATTATCTCCCACTAAGTCGGTGAAATTTTTTTCTGATGCTTCATTTATATAATTTGCCATATATTATCTCTTTTATTATGCGTTTAAAAAGTTGGAGGCAGTAGGTTACTTAAATCATCAGCATCTAACGGAGGGGTATCGTTTGGACCTACACGTATAAATGGATTCCAAACAGCCCTATCTTCTCTATCAGGATTTTGTATCTTTAAAGCAAATGCATCAGCAAAATTACTTCCTGCCCAACCTAAACCAAATGGTTGACCCGGATCTGCAGACGCAAAAGTAAATCCAGTTCCTTTAAAAGCATTAGGTAAACCTTGTACAAGATCTGTAGCTTCTTCGATTAATGTTTCTTGTGTTAGATGGTTATCAACAGCTAAATCATATTTAATAATATTGTCTGTTACCTCAGATAAAAAAGTATTTACTTCGGGGTCAGTAAACCGTAAGAATACACCTTCACCAGTATTCATTACTTCATATTTTTTATCAAGGTTATCAGCTAATGATACACCTAATCTACTTATTATTTTATTTCTCTCAGTTTGAGTTACGTTTCTACCTTTAAATTTACCGTAGTCAAATAAATCTACAGGTATCATCTGTTTACCTTCAGAAGGTTGAAGGAGTTTAACAGCACTAGAAAAGTCTTCTTCGTTTGTAGAGCTTACAGCTTTAAGTAATCCTTCTAGTTGCTCATCTTCTGTGACAAAAGAATTACTGTCTAAGCCTTGAGCAACAGCATTTAATAAATCTTCATTACTTTCTACTTTACTCCTGATATAATTATCTAATAATTCTACATACCCTGTATTAAGTTTTCCTTTTTTATCAAGTTCATTAATTCTTCCTATCTGTCTTTCTAATTGACCACTTTTTTCTAAAGCAATAGCAGTATCTCTGCTAAAGCCAAGTCCTACTGCACTTGATACTCTTGCCTTACGTGTTGACCTTCTTGTTCTTTGATCATCTAACCTTCTTAAAAGTTCTGGGATAACAATCTCTTTTGTTCTAGTAAGTTGCTCTGCCATAAATCTTTCATCAGCAGCTTTTTTATCTCTCCTGTCACTAAAAAATTGATTTGCACCTTGCCAATAACCTACTGCCATAACTACTGTCCTCTTTCCATAAGACCCTTACTCGGTCCATCTTCTTCTACAGGTTCTTCACTATCATCTAGTCCACTTAGAAGCTCAACTTCTTCTTCTTCAATATCTCTAGCAACCTGATCTATAGCATCATCATCATCCATGAAATCAATATCATCCATAAAGTCATCATCATTATCTTTTTCTTCATCACCTACTTTATAGTCGATGCCTGTTGCATCCATAATTTTAGTTACAAAATTAATAATAGGTTTCTTAATACTAAGACTTACATCTATACTATGATAACCTTCTGCTACCCCACCTCTAAGAAGACCTTCAACTAAAGTTGTAACATCATAACCTTCTGTATCTAATAGACCTACCATACCTTCTAAAACTTTAGGGTCATTTAAATAACTAATGTAACCCATCAAAGCTTGTTCAGGATCAGAAATTTCTGGAGGTCTTTCGTAAGGAGCATTGCCCGGTTCTTTTGTTAAAGACTGTCCGGGTATTGGGGCTGTATTTTTTAAAGGCATTTATATTTTCCTTCTTTGTACAAATGAAGTCTTAGTATCAGGTGATAAAAAAAGAGTTGCTTCTCTGGTACGTCTGCTTGTAAGTTTATTACCAACACCATTAGCTTTTATAGCAGCAGCAATTGTTGCATTGTCTCCAGTTTTTATAGCTTCCCTTATATTCTTAGGGATGCGACCAGCATTATAAACAATAGATGTTATTGCTGCCTTAGAATTATTACTAAAGGTATCCCATGCTGACCCCGATTGAGATTTTGCTCTAGGTCCAAACTCTTCTATAACCCTACGTTTTAAATCTGCTTCTGCTTCTGCCCTAGTTACAGTAGAATCACTAGTAACATTAGTAATGTTATCACCTTTTGTAACTGTACCACTACCAAAACCTACCCTAAATCCATCTTTTGTACCAGAGATACTCTTATCAAGATACGCATTAGATTCAAAACCTTCTACTTCACGAAGTAAATTGTATGTAGTATCTTCCCAATTAGACTCTGTATTTTTTACAGGAGCCTTAGTATTTTTAATTGGGGGTGTATCCCTCTCTAAAAAGTTAGTAGAGTTTTTAGATTTAATATCTTTAAAATTAAATTGCTCTGTTATATATGTATCATATGCACCAATAGTGTCAGCAATTGTTGCCTTTGTATTCTGAGAAGCTTTTTGTGCGCTTCCACTCATACGTTGAATACCAATACCTTGTTTAGTACCTGTATAAATTCTTTTGTTTTCAGTTACCATTATTATTTCCTAATTTAAAAAGGCCAAAAAAGATTAAGTAGTAGGTTTGCTTTAGCTGCATTATCACCAGCCTGTGCAGCTACGTTAGCTGCTTCAACATCCTTGTCACCTATCAGTAAACTTGTTATTCTATCTTTCATTTTTTCTTGAGAGTTGAAATACATATCCATCATATCCCTTTCTCTCTGATAAGTTTCATCTAATACTTTATTAGTGATACCATTAGTTTCTTTAGCAAACTGTGTGTTAGAAGCATTTTGTGCAGCAGTATCTATTGTTTCTGTATTTTGTTTCCATAAAGCATTAGCTTGTGCTACGACTAAAGCATTACTAGCATTAAACTGAACTCTCTGTTCTCTTAGTGTAGCATTAAATTTAGTGGCGGCATTTGTCTCACCTTCTCTAAATGTAGTTAGAGCATTCTTTTGGGTAGCATTAAACTGATCTACTTGACTACCAAGGTTTTCCATAAATTGATCTGTTTGATTTTTACTACTGGCATTAAATTGTTTAGATGCATTATCTGCAGCACCATCCGTTAATAGTGCTTGCTGTACTGCTTGAGCTTTAAACAACTCAGTCTGTTGTGCAGCATCAAAGTTAGCCATGTCTATACCTAAGAATGCCTGAGCTTTTTGTACTGCTGCTTGCTGTATGTTAGTTAAGTTCTGTGTTTCTAAACCTGATACAGCGGCAGCAGTTGCCATAACCATAGCACTCTTGCTGTCAAGGTTAGCAAGCTCCATAGTATTAGCAGTGCGACTATTCTCTAAAGCAATCTGTTGATCAGCAGTAAAGTTCATATTGGCTACTTCACCAATCTTAGATGCTCTTTGAACTTTTGCTTGGAACCCTTGGTCAAACTCTTGACCTATAAAGGCAGCACGTTGTTCTGCTGCAAGCATAGCACGTTGTTGTACGTTTGACAAGTTCTGTGCTTCAAAACTTGCAATTGTTTTTGCATCAGCCATAGCAATAGGTAATGCAGATTCCATAGCAGCCTGTACAATAGCTTGCCCTGCCATGCTACTAGAACCTAGCCCACGTGCAGCCATAGCTGATGTAGCTGCTCTCAATGCTCCTGAAGCCCATGCAGGTGTTTCACCACCATCAAAGTCTTGCATCAACTCAGCGAGTTGTCCTTTTACAGTAGCTTTGTCTGAAGGAGTAGCCGTTGCAGCTTGTATCTGTTCTGTGTACTTAGATGCTTTTTCAGCATTAGCTACAGGGTCAACAAGTTCTCCATCTAGTATCTCACGTTTAGTATCATTATTTAATATAACAGATTCACCTTGTGCAGCTTCAATATCTTTAACTGCAGTAGTCTCTGGATCTTGAGTAGCTGCTACTGCTTCAGAGTCTTTGCTTACTGTACCTGTTAAGGTATCTATATTTTCTAAATTTTTCTTGCTATCTTCTAATGTTTTTGTAGCATCATATGTGTTAGCTGTTAATGCATCAGGTGCGCCAGCCTGTGCTGCTGCAGGTGGACGATCTCCCCCTCTAGTAATCTCTTCACTACCACTAAGAGGAACAGCCATCTGTTCTGCAGTACCTACAGCTTTACCTGCGGTATCAGCAATACTAGTACCTGCTGCATCTGAATCTATTGTAGCTACGCTTGCTTTTTTAATTATTGATTCTGGATCAGTTAATGCTGAAATTGATTTCTTTGTGATTTGATTCTGCATACGAATACCAAGATCACCTGACGCTGTAGTAACGGCTTTATTAGCACTATCAACTTTTCTTTGTGCCGCAGCTTCACCATCTGCATTATCAGGTGTGCCATCAGCAACTGCTTTTGCCCTCTGAGCTTTTTCGTCAGCAAGGAGTTCATTTGCTTCACGTAGAGTTTGTTTTTTTACACTTAAATCATTTGCTCTATCTCTATTTATTGTATCTCTGTATGCATCACCAACATTACCACCCTCTGCATAACCTTCTTCGCCACCCCCACCGAATACTATAAGACCTGAAGCTCTAGGGTTTAAGTGGCGGCTAGGCATAAATGGATTATAAAGACTGTGGCTCATTTTTTAAACTCTCTTGTATGTCTCTTGGCAGGATCATGTAGTCTACGCCAATTAATTTTTTCTTCTCTTTGGTAAAGTTCTTTATGGTGTTTAAGTATTAAAGACATTACTTGTCTTGCATTTCCATAAGGTGTTATAAACTCTATGCCCCAAAGTTCTTCTTTGTTGTCTGTAATGTAATCATCTTCTGTTATGTAGTATTTATTATGTAAAAAATTATTACCATCTTCTTTATTTAACCAACACCAAGTAACTAATCCTATTGGTATATCTTCTTGATAGTATAATTTTATTCTATTGTATTTAATTGGAGCTACTAAGTATCTGTATATGTCATTTACATTGTAAACTCTGTGCCATTTACTTTGTTTAAATAATTCTAATCCATCAGCAAGGGCTTTGTTATTATCTATTTGCATTACTTTATTTTAAAGTAAAAGTTTATTCTCGTCAAGCAGTTACCATTTACCTTGTTGTGAACCTATTACGTAGAGAAGGGCAATGGTTGCTCCTATCCCTGCCAGTATCATTACAGTTATTAGTACACCATTGATACAATTATCTACAAACTCTTGCTTGGCATAGACTGCATCACGTTGTGCCTTA